CGCACATCAGCGCGCGCTGAGCATTGCCTTCGGCATCTTTCTCAACGCGGAGTGCGGCCACGATGTCGAAATAATACGGTAACGCTTGGCCTGTTTTGTTGCCGGGCATGGACGGCGCATATAACATCCGACCCGTCTCATCCTGGCTCTTGTCCAGCTTCGCAGTAAACAGCACATGGCGGTCAGGAATGTCCCGGAACAACCGAATGACCTGGGCCATCGTGGTTGCCATCTCACCATAGGCCTGTCGCGGGTCTTTGGCTGATTTCTTCTCAGCGTCGAGGCAGACTTCAGCGATCTCACTGATGCTGTCGAGGGCAATGGATTTGAACCCCTTCGCATCGTCCGATGTGGTGAGCCAAGAATATGCTTCGCGCAGATCGTCCATGGATTTAATGGCAAGGAAGGGCAGATCGGCTGAAGCAATGCTCAACAACCCAGCCTCGGCGCTTAATATGATCGGCGCTGGCATAGTTGGGATCAGGCTTGTTTTGCCTACTCCTGCGGCGCCATACACCAACAGCTTGATCGCGTCTGCCGTGGCTTGGCCGGTGTTTTGAAGGTTAATCACTCTTGGTTCTCCCGTTTGATTTTAGCGTTCAGTTCTTCCAGATATTTGCGCGCCGGGACGGCTTTGTATTTTCTAGTGACCCTGTTCGCAATGCTGCGGTCAAAGGTCTCCATCACGGCTTCGCCGGTTCGGACGTTGACGATGATCCAGCTATTCATGCTGCTTCTCCCTTCAGCGCTCGCCAAATTTCGTTCCAGTTGACGTTTTGAAGAAATGCCAGAGCGTATGACTCGGCGAGGCTCAGTTGCCTTTCGCTGTCTTCAATAACTACGCTCTCAGCGTAATGCCTGACTTCATCTGGCGTTGACCACCAACAGTCGGACCCGTCAAAGATTTCAAGGTGAACGCGCCACGTCTCGTAATTCGTCCAGCCGTTGTATTTTTGATACTCGCTCATTTTAGTCTCCCTAATCGCGGTCGGGTGATTCCGTTTGCGATTTAATGTTTACATCGTATAAAAGCCCGCTTATGGTGTAAAGCACTAAATGCAAAAAAGGTGAAAAAAAATGACGACAGACGAAATCATGAGGCACTACAAGACGCAGGCGGCGGTCGCCAAGGCGTTGGGCATTAGCCAAGCCGCTGTATCACAATGGGGGGAGCGCCCGCCTATGCTGCGGCAGTATCAAATCCAAGTGGTTACGCGCGGGGAGTTGCGGGCTGATGACTGATATTAAAGATGTGCTTGAGGAGCGGGCGGGGACGCATGGTGATTTTGGCCAGGTCTCAGTGATCGCTCAGAGCCTGAAGGACGAGATGCGGGGTGGAGGACCTGGAGGATATGCCGGATATAGTGAACTCACGTCCTGGCAGTGCGAGGCGCTGGACATGATCGCCAGCAAAATAGCAAGGATATTGGCAGGCAATGCAGACGAGCCTGATCATTGGTTAGACATCGAGGGTTATGCCAGACTGGCGCGTGAAAGGATTAACACCGATGGCTGACATTACGAAAATCATGGGTGGGCCATATCGTGGCGCCACGGTTGAGGCGTATGCCGAGCCGCCAGAGGTTCAGCTTGCAGACGCCGTGCGATCGGCAGGCATCGAGCCGCCGGCAGACATTCGGATTGACGGCCAGCTTCATCGGTTCAGCACGAGAGGCCGCAGGCGCGATGACTCCGGCTGGTATATCGTCTTCCCAGATACTCCTGTGGCTGGCCGGTTCGGGTGCTGGCGGGATGGTATAGACGGGACGTTTCGGGCCAACCTCAATCGTGAACTAACCGTACCAGAACAGATGTCGATCGCTCGGCGTCAGAGTGAAGCCAAGGCGTTGCGGGATGCCGAGCGGCAGCGGAAGGCTGAGGTGGCCGCCGACACTGTCCAAGCCATCTGGAGGGATGCAACAGGCGCATCGCCGGACCATCCATATCTTGCCAAGAAAAATATCAAGCCGCACGGGGTGAGGACGACAGGCGATGGCCGATTGATTGTACCGTTGTTCGGATCAGATGGTGAGCTGTCGTCGCTCCAATACATAGGCGACGACAAAAGATATCACCCAGGCGCTGCGACGCGTGGATGTTCCTGGACATTAGGCGACCTGGACGGGTCAACGATATTCGTGGCCGAGGGGTTCGCCACGGCTGCCACGATCCACGAGGTGTCGAACAGGCCGGTGGTGGTAGCGTACAGTGCCAACAATCTTCCAGAAGTCGTTCGCCAACTCCGCCAAACCCACGGGGCGACCCAGGACATCGTGGTCGTGGCTGATAACGATGCGTCTGGCGTCGGGCGGAATAAGGCGGACGAGGCATCGGCCAAGCATGGGTGCCGCATTGTCATGCCGCCGGAACTGGGCGATGCGAACGACTATGCGTTAGCCGGTCATGATCTAATGGCGATCCTATTCCCACCCCAGGATGATTGGTTAATCCCAGCCGATGACTTCTCAGCCCAGCCTGCCCCGCTTAAATGGCTGGTCAAGCGCTGGATACAGAGAGAAGGTCTGGTAATGATCCACGGGCCGTCTGGATCGGGTAAAACCTTCATGGTCTTAGACATGATGGGGTCTGTGGCATCGCGTGGGGCAGTCGGTCATTGGTTTGGGAATAAGGTCCGCCATGGGTCGGTGGTATATCTGGCGGGCGAGGGCCATCATGGTTTGCGCGGGCGGTTGGCAGCCTGGAAGGCTCACAACAAGGTTAATGCCCTCAATATGTATATCTCAGCCCATGGGTTAGACTTGAACGCTCCTGACGGCTACCAGAAGGCGGTGGAGGCCATTAGGGGACTACCTGAAGTCCCGACAGCCATCGTGGTTGACACGTTGCATAGGCACTTACAGGGCGATGAGAACTCGGCCCAGGACGCAAAAGGAATGCTGGACGCCTGCGGTGCGTTGATACAGGAGTTCGGAGCAACAGTAATCCTAGTCCACCATACCGGCGTCTCAGCCGAGGCCCAGCATCGCGCGCGGGGATCATCAGCCTGGAAGGGTGCGTTGGATGTCGAGATATCTGTCATCCCAGGCGATACGATTGAGATCGTGCAGCGTAAGTCTAAGGATGCTGAAGCAGCCCCAAATCTATTTGCTGAACTCCAATCAGTTCCGATCGCAGGCTGGTATGATGAGGATGGTGAACAGGTGACATCAGCCGTTATGGTCGAGGGTATTGAGCCAGCTAAGCCGACCAAGGACAACCCAATCATCAAACATCAACGGACATTTGAGATGGCATGGAAGGGGGTCAAGAACCCCATTGACCCTGATGGGCGCCCATACATATCACGCGATGAGCTTCTCCAATATCACCTCAATGATCTCGGATTAAAGCCTGCATCAGCGGCCCAAAACCTTAAACCATCGGCGGATGGCCGGATTGTGTGCGAATTGCTAAGGTCAGGCGATGTGGTAACGAGCGGTGATGGCTGGTCCGTTACCGGGTCATCATGGAAAACCGCACTATTGCTAGGGGTTGAGGGCGATGGGTAACGAGGTAACGAGGGGTAACGTAACGGGATTGTACCAAAATTGGCAGAAGCGAGGAGGGGTAACGTAACGTAACCGGTCCCTTTAGGGACCGTTACCCGTTACCCTGACGATGCAGGAGGATTACGATGGAAATAAATGTGGCGACCAATGTGACGAGCCTGACCCAGATCATGAACGCTTTTGGCAAAGACCAACTGCCATTCGCCATGGCTCAGTCAATGAACCAGACGGCGTTTGAGATGCGGACGCAGACCATCGAACGGACATGGCCCGGCGATGTCACACAGCGCAACAAGCGCTTCATGCGCTCGGCCATGATGACGACGACCAAGCGGTCAGGGAACTATGCGACCAAGAAGAATTTAAACGTCACGGTGGGCAACCATCCCAAGGGTCACAAGCTCAACCGCGACTTCATGGAACGGCTGGCGGTCGGTGGGGTCAAGAAGCCACGCGGGACATCGCTGGCGATCCCTGGTCGTGATGCCAACCTGCCACGCACTGCCGGCGGCGCAATCAGGAAGGCTAACAGGCCGCGTCAATTGCTCAACCGCAAGAACGTATTCAGGATAACGTCCAAGGGCGGCGCTGACCTGATCGTGCGGAGGGCAACCAAGAAACGATATCCGCTTCAAGTCCTGTATTTGATGGATTCTGATGGCAATGTTAAGAAGCAGTTCGATTTCTATGAGGACGCGGGGAAGCAGGGGAAAATTTCCATGGCTAGAAACTTCAAAAAGAACTTCAAGAAGGCCCAGGCGTCTGCAAAGCCTAAGAGGCGGTGAGATGCAAAAGGTACTGGCTGACTGGCAGACATACGGGTAACGCGCAAC